CCCGCCGCTTCTATTCCGAGAAGCAGTCCATCGTCGTCCCTGGCATCCCGCAGCGGGCCATCCTGATCGTACACTCGGCCACCGCCGGCAAAGACCTCCTGCACGGCCTGCGGGCTCGCCGCGTCTGGACTTATGCAATCGACGCAACCGAGGAGTATGCTTCGCAGCTGAGCGCCGAAGTCCGCGTGAAGGACAAGCGGACCGGCAAGCCCATGTGGATACTTCCCCAGGGGAAGAAGGATAACCACGCCATGGACTGTGAAATCCTCGCCCTCCTGGCCGCCGTCCGCTGGGGCATCGCCGGGCGGGAAACTGCCGAAACCGACTTGCAACCGTCATGACCCTTGGCACGCTATATGCAAGGGTACGCCGTTTAGTGTCGTGGGAGGAAGAGACCTATGGCGTGGGCTGGGCGGCGTACCCCCCTTTTAACTTCCATTCTCGGCAAGTTTAAATGGCCTCTGGACTCTTTATCGGACTTACGGAGTGCGAACTCCTAGACATCAAAGCCAAGGCGGTCTCCATGATCACCGAAGGTAAGACCCTGATGTCCTACTCCGACTCCGGCTCGTCCGCGTCAAAGCAGTTCGCCATGCCCCCGAAGGAGATGCTCGCCGAGGCCATGTTTGCCCTGAGCCGCCTAGACCCGGCGACTTACGGCTCGCGTCGCACGATCATCTCGACCGACTGGCAGAACCGCCAGGACTAACTTTCCATGGCCATCCGCAAGAAGATTAAGACCGTCAGCCTGCGTCCCAAGCCGGCTACGCCTGCCCCGACCGCCCCGCAGCCGCAGGCTTCCTACGGCGATTGGCAGAGCATCGGCGTGACGCGTGCCCGCCGTGCGGCCTACGGCGCCGAACCGCGTGACCTCCGCCGTGACCTGACTCCTTACGACCGCCTGACGATGGTCCGCAAGTGCCGCTGGGCCGAGCGTAACTCCGGGCTGTTCAAGCAAATCCTTGCGGACATCTGCCTCTACACCGTGGGCGACGGCATCAAGCCGCAGAGCCACGCGTCGACCCCGGAGATGCAGGAACGCTACGAGGCTTACTTCGCCGAGAAGGCCAAGCGCATCGACATCACGAACCGCTTCTCGTTCTACCAGGCTCAGTCCATCCTTCTCCGCGGCATGATCCGCGACGGTGACTCGTTCGCCGCCAAGGTGCGTAACGGCGCCGGGGAAGCCAAACTCCAGCTGATGGAAGCCCACCGCGTCGGCGACCCTCTCGAAGGCAAGGTGCCCGAGGGTATGCACGACGGCATCCAGTTCGGTCCCTATGGCGAGTACATCGCCGTAAACATCTACCGCTCCGACGGCTCGTCCCGCCAGATCCTCGCTCAGTCGATGATGATGGTGGTCGACCAGGAGTATGCGTCCGGCGCCCGTGGCGTGCCCCTGCTCCAGCACTCCATCAACTCCATCCAAGACGAGATGGAAATCTTGGCCCTCGAAAAGCAGGCCGTGAAGGACAACGGCGACGTGACCCGCATCATCAAGAAGGCGGGCGGCATCCTTGACGGAGACATGGCCAACGAACTGGGGGCGACCGGCACAGGCTCCTACGCCAACCTCGCCAACACGATGGGCGGCAAACTCATCGCCCTTGAGCCCGGGGAGGACATGACGTCCTTCCAGAGCAACCGTCCGAACGCCACCTTCACCGGCTTCCTCGCGGCGCTGGAACGCGACATCTCGCAGGGCGTGCTGCCTTACGAGTTCGTCGGCGACTCCTCGAAGCTGGGCGGCGCCACTGTGCGCCTTATCACGGCCAAGGCTGGTCGAGTCTTCTCGAAGTATCAGACCATCATGATTGAGAACTTCTGCGTCCCGACGTGGGGTTACATCATCGGTCAAGGCATCGCCGCCGGCGAACTCCCTGACGACCCGGACTGGAACCGCGTCTCCTGGACTACCCCGAAGAGCGTCACCGTCGACGCTGGCCGCGAAGCCGCGAACGACCGAGCCGACGTCGAGATGGGCCTGCTGTCCATGTCCGAACTCTACGCCCAGCGCGGCCTAGACTTCCGCACCGAGATGGACAAGCGGGCTTCCGACATGGTGCACATCAAGGACTTGGCCGCCAAGTACGGCATCCCGTTTGAACTGCTGTTCCGTCCGTCTAACACCCCGGTCGGCACGATCAGCGGCGACGTCATGGAAGGCCCTGAGTCCCCCGAGATGGAGGACGAACCCGCTGACCAGGAAGAGCCCGAATCCGAAGACCAACCCAACTCCTAACTTTATGCGTTTCCTCACCAACGGACTGTCGGGCCGCGAGCCCCTTCTCATCGACCCGACCAAGGCCAAGGACCACGCTGTCCTCGCCGAGAAGTTCGGCTTCACTGATATGCTCGCGCAGCTCTTCGGCGTGGCCCCCAAGCCTTACGTCGTCGACGGCATCGGCATCATCCCGGTCGTGGGCGTGATTGGCAAGGGCCTGTCTCCTCTCGAAAAGATGATGGGCGCCGTGGACGTAAACGAAATCTCCGAAGCGCTGGACGCGTTCGCCGCCAGCCCCGAGGTCGAAAAGGTCGCCCTGCAAATCTCTTCCCCTGGTGGCACGGTCACCGGCGTCGAGGAACTGGCCAACAAGGTCCGCTCCTTCGGCAAGCCTACCCTCGCTTACACGGACTCCGAGATGGCCTCCGCCGCCTATTGGATTGGCTCGGCTGCTGACCGCGTAGTCGCCAGCCCCTCCTCCACCGTCGGTTCCATCGGCGTCTACATGGCCATCCCTGACTACTCCGAAGCCGCCAAGATGGCTGGTATCAAGATGGTCGTCATCAAGTCCGGCAAGTTCAAGGGCGCTGGCATCGAAGGCACGAGCCTCGACGAAGGCCAACTCGGCAACCTCCAAGAGGGCGTCGACACGATCCACGCCGAGTTCAAGGAAGCCGTGAACATGAAGCGCAAGATGGTGAAGGCCGAGGCCATGGAAGGCCAGACCTTCTCCGGCAAGCAGGCCGCCGCCCAGGGCTTGGTCACGGGCTTGGCTGACTCTTTCAACGACGCCCTGCGTTCGTTCTAATTCCATTCCTAGCAAACATAAGATGACCATCGAAGAACAGCTGCTCGCCGCCACCGCCGCCGTCTCTGGCCTCACCGCCGAACGCGACGACCTCCGCACCACTGTCGAGAAGATGACGGTCGGCGTCTCTGCCGAACTCGAAAGCCTCAAGGTCGAAGCCGCGTCCAAGGACGCCAAGCTCGCCGAACTGACCGCCGCCCTCGAAGTGGCCGTCAAGGAGTCCGAGTCCTTCAAGGCCCTCGTCGCCGAGCACGAAGCCAGCAAGGTCAGCGCCTCCAAGGAAGCCGCCAAGATCGTGGCCTCCGTCGGCGTCTCCCCGGTCGAACTCAGCCCTGCGGATGGCAAGCCCACCGCCGAAGCCGTCGACCACCTCGCCACCTTTATGTCCCTGGCGGTCGGCTCCAAAGAGCGCAACGAATACTTCGCCGCTCATAAGCACGCCATCATCAAGGCCTGCATCTAATTTCCCTCAACCCTCACCCTATCCTAACACATCATGGCTAACTCCATCGCAGTCGCTCCCAGCATCCTCGCTGAAAGCGTCATCGCTTCCCTCAAGGGCAAGCTCCCGGCCCTCCGCGCCTTCTCGTCCGTCTTCACCGCTGCCGAATCCGGCGCTGGCAAGACGGTCCAGGTTCCGCTGATCGGCACCTCCACCGCCACCGAGTTCTCCACCGGCGGCTACCTCACCCAGGACGACGCGACGATCACCGCCGCCAACGTCACCCTCAAGCACTTCAAGGTGTCGAGCCGCTTCTCGCCCCTCGACGTCAAGATGTATGGCGCCCAGTTCCTCTCGAACGCCTTCGTTCCGACCGCCGCCAACGCCCTCGCTGAAAAGTGCCTCGCCGAAATCGGCGCGCTCATCACCGTCGCGAACTTCGCTTCTGGCACGAACACCGGCGCTGGCCTGACCTACGCTGAAGTCGTCGCCTCCAAGGGCGTGCTCGACGCCGCCAAGGCCGCTGAGCCCCGCGCGTTCATCCTGAACCCGACCTACGCTAACGGCCTTCTCGCCGACGCCACCATCATCGGTAACTCCGTCCTCGGTGCTGGCATCCTGACCTCCGGCCAGATCGGCACCCTCGCTGGCGCCTCGGTCTACCAGTGGAACAGCCTCCCTGCCAACGCGGAAAGCCTCGCTGGCTTCTCGTGCGGCGCTGACGCCATCGCTGTCGCTTCGGCCCTCCCGATGTCCGAAATCCCGGGCTTCGAAGTCGCCAACGCTGTCGACGCCGACACCGGCCTCGGCGTCCAGGTCCTCATGGGCCAGGAGCAGAGCGGTTACTACAACGTCACCGCCACGCTGCTCTTCGGTGCCGCTGTCGGTCGCGCGACCTCGCTCAACCGCCTCACCACGGCCTAATCAGCCGCCACAGGCTTCAAACGAGGCTCCCAGCAATGGGGGCCTTTTTTGTGCCCCCTACCAATCCGGGCAAGTATAGGATGAGCCTCTACGGAACCGAGCTGACCAACGATGCGAAGGAAATGATCGCGGACTTCGGCGTGGCCGGGTCGGCCAACTCTGGCGCCATCACCTTCTCCTGCCTTATCTCCGACCCTGCCGTCTCGACCGTGCTCGAAGCAGGGGGGTATATGGAGCGGACCCAGTACACCGTCCGCCTTCCCGCTGTAACAACCTCCTGGAGCCAGCCAGACGGGTCTATTGGGGCATCGGCGGCCCTACTGTCCTCGGGTGCCCCCATCGCCTCCCTAGGCCAAGGCAAGAAAATCGTGGCCGGCGGCAAGACCGTCCGCATCACGACCCAGACCTACAAGCCCGGGTCGGCATGGATCACGCTCGTCGTCATCGACGATAACCAGTAACCCCTGTGGTCACCGTAAGCATTACGCCTGACTCTCAGGCTAAGTTCCTTGCGGCCCTCAAGCGCTTTGCCAAGAAGACCGGGCAAACCCTACGCGACGCCTGCCTAGAACAAGCTGCGCTGGCCTGCCAAGACGCGGCGACCTTTACGCCCCCGCTGGCGAAAGGTGGCGGCAAGGGGCTATCCAAGGCCGCCGAGATGGCTGGCGAAAACGCCGTGGCCGGGGACATCAAGAAGATGTTCGTCTCGGCCAATGACCGCTATTCAAAGAATGCGGCCAACGTCTTGGCCACTAACTTGGCTTACGCCACTAGGAATAACGACATCGGGATGTTCAACAAGCTGATCGGTGGCGGGTCTATGAAAGCGCTCAAAAGCCTTTCTCCAATCTTGCAGAGGATAGCCAATGACCAGGACTATGACCGGGCGTTCAAGAAGGCTAAGAACTATCTGAACCGAGCCGAAATCGTCCTAAGCGATTACGGAACCATCGGGTTTGTCTTCAATATCCGGCCGGTCCATAATCAAATCAAAGGCAAGTTTGGAGGCCGCATCAAAAAGAACGTCCGACCAGTCAAAAAGAAGCTGCTCGTCGAGACCACTGCCGAACTCAAGGATTACATCCGCGAACGCCAGGAGATGGTCGGCCGCATCAAGTCTGGGTGGGCCTCCGCCCTGCGCTCCCTGCCCAAGCCTGTCATCAATGGCATCCCTAAGAACTTCGGCGTCGGCCTGCTTAGTGTTGCTTGGATTAACAAGCACACCGGCGTCCAGGGAAAGAACACCGTATCGGCGACCGAAAAGAACGTCGACGTCAGCGTCACGAACACGCTAGGCAATATCGCGAACATAGCCAGCGACGCAAGCGTGCTAGACTTGGTCTACGCCAACCGCGTCAGGCAGATGAGGGCACGCGTGAAAGAGCATCTCGGGAAAACCATCGACGAAGCCAACAGTAAATAATCTTTATGGGAACCAAATCCATCCGCCACATCGTAGAGGCCACCTTGGCCACCTACCTATCCACCCAGACCGGGCTGACCTCCGTGGCCTTCCTGACGGGGGACAGCGCCGCGACCCAGACCCTGCCCAAGGCCGTGGTCCTTTGCGAGTCGGCCCGCTCCCCTAACGACCTCCCCGAAGGCGAAGGCAACTTCAGCTGCTCGGTCCGCATCACCCTCTTCTCGAACGCCGACGACACCACCCTCGCCGATCACCGCGCCCGCTGCGCGGCCCTGTCCGGCAATATGCGTGACCTGACCAGCATCAAGGCGGCCTTCGTCACCTCGACCGACGCAGCCTGTTACGACGTCACGATGCAGTCCGAAGACGAGGGCATCGACGAGCGCTCCTGGGCGACTTCCTTCGCCTTTGACGTGTTGGTGGTCCTGCCCGCCTAAGCCAATTCCAAAGCCTGCAATTACAAATGGCCGCCATCTCAAACGGAACCACCTGCATCTACGGAGTCGCGGGCACTGTCACCAACCTCTTCGTCCAGAGTTACAGCCTCTCGTCTTCCTTCAACGCTGAGGCCACCGTGGTCAATGAAGATGGCCTGACCAAGACCCACCGCCTCGATGACCGCAAGAGCGAGATCACCATCGAAGGCATCGCCAAGACCTCGACCATGCCCATCCTCGGGGCCACGCTCGCCTTCACGACCAACACCGCCTCCGCCTATCCGGCTGGCTCGGCTTCGGTTTCCTTCTCTGGCGTGATTACCAAGATTGACGACAAGGGCACGAACAAGGGCTTTACGTCGGTCACTGTCACGGCCATCGATTACGAAGGTATTACCTTCTAATTGACACCCCCGCAAGGGGGACAGTCTAGAGGACAGTGGATCGTCGCTTCCTCAACGCTCACGTCGACCCGGCTCCTTTCAGGATTCTGGGTCGAACTCTTTACCCCTGGTGCCTCAAGTATCGGGTGCGTCTGATGGCCTTTGACTCCCCGCTGGTCACCGGCACCCGCGGCATCACCCCTGCCGACCTTATCTTCGCCTGCCAAGTGTGCGCCGAAGAGCAGCTTGGCGAGATTGGCTGGAGGGACCAACTGCGTATCCTGCACCTAGGTCGCAGGCCGGAAAAGTTTGAACGCCTAGTCGAAGCCTTCGCCGGTTATATCCTCGTCCAGGACTGGCCGAAGTTCTGGGAGCAGTCGAAGACCAAGTCAGGGGGCGGCGACAAGGGCGTGCCTTGGCCGCTAAGTATTGTCGCTAATTTAATTGCGTCAGGGGTGCCCGAGCAACGGGCGTGGGAGATGCCGGAGTGCCAGGCCATCTGGCTCAACTCCGCCCTGGCTATCCGCAAGGGTGCGGACGTGGCGATCATGTCGCCCGAGGAGGAAGCCTTCATGGCCGAGGAGGAAGCCAAGGAGGCCGCCGCGGCTGCTTCCAATCCTGCAAAGGAAAGCACCCCCTGACATGGCCCAAGACCTGACAGTCAACATCAAGACGACCTCCGACGTCCCGCAGGCCATGGACAAGGCCAAGCAGGCCACTGAGGGCATGGCCAAGCAGGTCGAGGACATCAAGAAGAAGTTCGGTCAGTCCTTTAAGGACATCTTCCTTTCTGTCGCCGGCCCGATGGCTCTGTTCGGTTTGCTCACCCGGACCGTTACTGACTACTTCGACAAGATTAAGCAGAAACAGGAAGAGGCAAATAAAGCCGCTATCGATGGCGTAAACGAGCGCATGGCAGCCGAAGACGTCTACTACGCTCGCAAGGTGGCACGCATCAAGGAAGATAAACTCAAG